TATCTGATGTATGGGCAAACTTCTTAGTTCAGGATTACATGGGCATTCAATGGCCAGTAACCCAGTTCGCTTATGAATTTTCCACATACTTCCGTGGAACATTCTTCTGCACCGCTCCTGCTTGGAACGGCGCAGTAAGTGGAATCGTTAACGGCTAATGTGCTTAGAATGCGGATGTGGCCAGCCTGAGGCAACTCATGGCTTGTCCAAACTGCCTGACGGCTCAAATGTTTCTACGGCTGACATTGTCGCGCCAAACGAAACGCCTAAATAACTGATTAAGTAATGGGGGTGTGGCCTTGAAACCACACTCCCACTACTAATAGGAAAGGCAACAGATGGGAAGATTTGTAGCACCTGATAAAGGTGTAAAAGAAACAGTAATCGGCGGCGCTAAATACAACCCCGACAAAAGCGGCATTTATAATGTTGAAAATAAACGCCATCAAGATTTAATGAAGCGTGAAGGCTATTTTGAAGCATCACTTAATCCTTACGCGCAAGGCGACTACCGCAGAGGATTTACTTGCGTACAATGTGGCTTTGATGGTTGGTTTCGCAAGTGTGGCCGTTGTGGTCATGAAGCGGAAACACCCATAGCGCGAGATGGAGAATAAATGACTACTGGTATTACGAGCCTTACTTTTTTAGAGAACCCATACATTACAGTTGCGGAATATAAAGCCGCCCCGACCTCACAACAGACCAGCAATTTAGTTGTAGGCGGAAACCAAGAGGCGCAAGACGCTGAACTCGCTCGCGTGATTCTTCGTGCTTCTTCATTTATGGATGAATATCTAAATCAAAGCCTCGTAGCCACACAGATAACTGAAACTCAGCGTGTGCGTATGACCCCGCAGGGATACATTTCTCTGCACCCAAATAACAACCCAATTATTTCTCTAAACAGTTTTCAGTATGGAACAGACCCAAATAATCTACAAACTTTAACTGACCCATCAACGGCTTGGTTTGAAAACTCACAGGTTATTATTCCGTTATCGCAATTATCTACCAGTTATTCAAGTCAAGGTCCATTAGCCTTCGGCGGAGCGGCTTCCCCATACACACAGATTTATGCTAAATATACTTATGTTGCTGGCTTCGCAAACACAATTATGGGCGCGGCTAATGCGGCGGCAACTTCAATAACAGTAGAAGACGGCACAGGCTTTGTTGCTGGTCAAAAATATCGTATTTATGATGGTTCAAAATCAGAAACTATTACTATTGCAAGCACTTATACATACGGAAGCACCACAATTCCTTTAACTACGGGTTTAATTTATGCGCATTTGGCTGGCGCGGCTATTGGCAATATGCCTCAGACAATTAAACAAGCATGTATTCTTATTACTACGGCATTTCTTAAAGTGCGTGGAGATAGCGCCATGATGATGAGCATGACTCAAAGACCAGTAGGCCAGGTTCAAGGTTCTGATTTATACGGGTCAAACATCAAGATAGCCCTTGATATGTTAGATAAATACAGAAGGATTCGTTAATGGCGGGTCGCGTAGGCGTTCGTGATACCCTCTACAACTGGTTGCTCAATGGAAACATTAAGCACCTAAACCAAATATTTACTTCGTTTCCAAAAACAATTAACTTTGAAGTAAATGCTGTTGCTGGCGAATTGTCGCGGGCGGCAGTCGTAATCTATATTGCTAGCGAGCGCGAAAGCCGTATTGCTGTTGGCGGTCCGCACACAGGTTGGAAACGAATAGATTACACAGTTGTCTTACAGGTATTTCATCATTCTGTTGAACCAACATCAGAAGCCGCGATGGCAGATTTTGATATATTGATAGACAGCATTAAAGAGCGGTTAAGAGCCGACCATAACTTTGGGGATACGACTGGAACGCTTGTATGGCAGGGTGCTGAACCCGCTATCAACGCTCTATACGGAGAACCAACAACATCCGATTTAGGCGCTACGGAAACCTTCGCTTCGCTAGAATTTGATGTTACAGAGATGATTCAAGCCTAAGGAGCATGATGAAACTAACTTACATAGGAACAGAAGAAAAAGTGTTCCCTACACTTGGGATTACTCTAAAACCAGGCGATATTTTTGACGCGCCTGAAGGTTTCAGCCACCCTGATTTCAAAGCAGGTGGCGCGGCAAAACCTACAACAACAACAACCAACCCGTCTGCCGCGTCAGACACGAAAGCAGGAGAGTGAATAAATGGCTGTTCAAAATTCCGTACGCAGTTATTTAGGCATCGCGAAAGAAACCACTAAGGGAACTGCTGTTGCACCAACAGACTTTATCCCAGTAATGGTAGATAGCCTAAAACCAGTAGATATTATTGACCCACTATACGACACAGGTCTTCGTGGTTCAATGGTTACTAACTACAACTATATTCCTGGCCGCACCCGTTCCACATTTGATTTCGGTGGACATGTATTTGCCGACACCATTGGTTATCCTATTGCGGGAATTATGGGTTCTGTCGCAACAGCAGGAGCGAGCGCGCCTTATACCCACACAGTTTCGTTGCTAAATGCTTCGGCAACTGGCGCTGATTCACAACCAATTGCATACACACTGACCGATTTCTATGCGGCAAATGTGCGCTCATACGCAGGTATCCAATTCCATGACTTCTCATTAAAGTTTAATGCTGATGGCATGCTTGAATATGACGCTAAGGGAACTGGTTGGGCTTCGGCAACAGTAAGCACACCTACTCCATCATTTTCATCTGTTCTGCCAACCCCAGTATGGCGCGGCACAGTATCTATTGGTGGTTCAGCAGTTTCTTACACAACTGAGGGAAACATTGATGTAAAGCGTTCCGTAACACCTATTTACGGCATCTCAAGCACTCAGAATCCATATCAAGTCTTTGTAGGTGGCCTAGAAGTTACAGGCAAATTGACTTTCGTTATGGAAGCAGATACCGAATTAACTCGGTTCTTGACTAATACTCAACCAGCCATTGTCCTTAACTGGAACTATGGAACAGGTGCTAGCGAAGTTCAACTTCAAGCAACTATCACTAAAGGTGCGTATGTTGCGGCGGTTATTGAACGCGGTAATGATTTCGTTACAGTTGCGGTTGATATTAACGCACAGGCTCAGACAACTGATGCTGGCTCAAGCGGCGGATTTGCCCCTATCAAATGGGTTCTAAAGAACGCCAAAGCCTCAGGAACTTACGCCTAATAAATAACTTAGAGTAGGGGTGTTGGTTGAGCGCTCGCCTTCCCGCTCCCACACTCCTACTCGCTTAATGCTAGGATATTGGAAGGCAACTAGGAAAGGCAAATAATGTCAAAGAAAATAAAACTCCCCTCAGGGGCAGAAGTAACATTACGCGACCCAAAATCATTTAGGGTCAAAGACCGCAAGCGTTTGATGAGAGCGGTAGATGAAACAAATGGCGGCGACTTAACTAGAGCCATGGCACTAAGTGATTCCATGATAGCCATGCTAGTTGAGGACTGGTCTTTTGATTTAGTTATTCCTTCGGTCAAACCTGAGTCGCTTGACGAATTAGAAATGGCTGATTATGACTTCTTAATGGAGCAGACTAAAGACGCACAAAAGGCTCTTTATCCAAACCTTAAAGAAGATGATGAGAACATTAACGACCCAAAAGCGAATACCGAAAACTCCAACGCTTAAAATGGATTCTTGAGGGCGGGGCTAGATACCCTGACTTTGAGTATCCTGATGACGAATATTATTACTTTGCTATGGCGGAGCGTTTCGGTTGGACGCCTGAGCAAGTTGATAATCTACCCGCATATACGGCTGACTGGATGCTTGCGATAAGCGCTACCATTGACCAGATAAAAGCGAAACAGATGGAGCAGAGTTAATGGCAGTTGTAATTATCCGAAACCTGTCTGATGTTATGGCGGGTTGGGATAAATTAGAGAAGAACATGATGTATGCCGCAGAACATGCTATCTCTATGGCTGGTATGGCTATTGAACGCCAAGCCAAAATAAATGCTAATACAGGAGTTCACCCGCGAGGCCAAGGGCATATTCCTGGAACTGGTCCTGGACCAAATGTTGTAACGGGTAATTTACGGCGCAGTATTCGTACAGATGTTCGTTATGGTTTTGGAAACTATATTGCTGTTGTTGGTGCGTATGCAGAATACGCTAGGGCTGTTGAATTAGGCTCACCCCGTTGGAAATCAGGGGTAAAATATCCATACCTAGGACCAGCCGCAGATTCGCTTAAAAAGAATGGAACGCTTAACCGCGTTTTTTCGCAAGCGTTTGCTAGAAAAATGAGGGGGTAATAATGGCATCAGCACTTCCCCCAATTCTTGTAGAGATACAGGCTGATGTTGCGCAACTTAAAAAAGGGTTAGCAGACGCAACAACCGCTATTAAAGGCATGGATGATAATGTAAAACAAGCCTCAGGCGGCATGAGTAATTTTATTGGTAAGTTAAAAACAGTTGGCGCAACTCTTGGAGCAACTTTTGCGGCATCTCAATTTACACAATTTGCTAAAGATACAGTTATGGCGGCAAGTAATATGGCCGAATCTGTATCTAAGGTAGCAGTAGTATTTGGTGAAGGTGCGGCTGAGGTTTATAAGTTTGGCGAATCAGCGGCAGAAAATATGGGTATTTCTAACCAAGCCGCATTAGAAGCCGCAGGAACATACGGCAACTTATTTCAAGCATTTGGTATGGGGCAAGGCGAAGCACAAAAAATGTCTATGAATCTAGTCCAACTTGCTTCGGATATGGCTTCGTTTAATAACACCAGTATAGATGACGCAATTCTTGCTCTCCGTTCAGGATTATCAGGTGAAACTGAACCTCTCAAAAAGTTTGGCGTTGCTTTAAATGATGTTCGTTTGCGGGCTGAGGCCGCCGCTCTCGGCCTTGGAGAATACAAAGGTGTTCTACCCCCACTTGTTAAATCTCAGGCCGCTTATTCGTTAATTATGAAAGATACAGCATTATCTCAAGGCGATTATGCACGAACCGCAGAGGGTACAGCAAACACAATGAAAACCCTACAAGCAAAGTTTATGGATGCCAAAGTTGCATTAGGTGAAGCCTTAATGCCCGCTTTCCGAGGTTTATTAAAAATATTAGAATTACTTATTCCAGTAATTAAAGCCTTTGGCGATTTTATTAAAAAATATAAAGACGACATTAAAGCCTTTGCTGTTGGTGTAGGAATTGCTACCGCCGCATGGGGCGCATACAAGATAGCCACAAACCTAGCCGCTATTGCTACAAAACTCATGACGATAGCGCAGAAAGGCTTAAACGCCGCGTTAAAGGCTAACCCTATTGGTTTGATTATTACAGCCGTAGGACTCTTGGCTGTTGGCATTAAGCGTTTATGGGATAACAGCGAAACATTCCGTAAAGTCGTTATTAGCGTAGCCAAAGCCGCACTCAACGCATTCGCAAGTATTATCCCGATGGTTGCGCAAGTGTTTGAAGCCATAATGAAAATTGTTACTGGACCAATGCGTTTATTCTTAACTGCATTATCTAAACTTCCTGGCGTTGGCAAGTATGCCAAGAGCGGGCTAGACATGATTAACAAAGGTCTAGACGGAATCTCTGATTTTGGAAAGAAAGCCGCTGATAAGGCTACGGAATTATCTAAAAAATTAGATGGTATGGCAAAAATTGCTAAAAAGGCTGGCGAAGAAGTTGATAAAGCAACTAAAGGTCCTAAACGCCCACCAGCAGGAGATGTTGGCGCGGGTGAAGCGGCTAAACAAGAAAAAGCCCGTGTTGAAAAATTAGATAAACTTAAAAAACAAGTTACAGATGTTTATCAAGACATGAACGAAGTTATTGCGGACGCTAATGAAAAAGCGCAAGATGCTTTAGAAACTCGTAATGAACGCATAGCCGAAGCACATGAGCGTTATAACGAACGCGTTGCTGAACTTACTGAACAATATAATGAACGTATTGCTGAGGCTACCGAACGCCATAAAGAACAAGAAGCCAATATTAAGGAACGCTATAACGAACAAATGGCTGAGGCTCAAAAGCGTTATCAAGAAGCAGATAAAGCCGCCCGCAAGCGTAATACCGAGGAACTAATAAAGATAGCCAAAGATTACGCAGAAAAAACTAAAGACTTAGAAATTAAATTACAAGAAAAATTAGCCGATTTACAGGCTAAGGCTATTGAGAAAAAGACTGATTTAACAGTTAAGGCCGCCGAAAAACAAGCGGGTATTGTCCAACAGTCTATTGCTAGATTAACTAGCGCATTTGCATCAGGAACCGCATTCTCTCTTACCGATATGTTTAAGAAAGGTAAAGAGGGCGGCGGGTTATTAGGCGTGATGAAGAAACAACTTGATGACGCTAAGAAATTACAGGAAGGCGCTGGTTATCTTGCTGGACAAGGGTATTCGCAAACCTTTATTGAACAGGTAGTAAAGGCTGGTCCTGAGGCTGGCCTGGCTTTAATTGAAGAGATTAAAGGTGGAAGCCCTGAACAACAGGCAGAAATTAAAGCAACATTTAATGCTTTAGAAACTATTTCTGATGCTGGCATGGACGCGCTCGCCAAATCTATGAATAACGGCGCAAATCTTGCTACATCAGAATTACGCAAAGCCTATGACCAGGTAGCAGTAGATTTAAAGGCTTCGCTTGAAGAAGTAGATAAAGAACTTACCGAGAATATGGCTTCTCAACAGGCCGCATTTAATCTTGCCATGGCAGAAGCCGCAAAGGTTCGTGATGAGCGTATTGCCGAATCTCATAAAGTATTAGAGGAAGCATTAGCCGAAGCAACTAAGAATCTATTAGAAGCACAGGCAGAGGCTAAGGCGGAACAGGATAAAGCCCTTGCCGAAGCCTATGCCGCTCTAACTAAGGCTCGCGAAGAAGCACAAAAAGACCTTAATAAAGGTTTAGCCAAGGCACAGGAAGAATTACAAAAGGCTTTAATTGAGGCTCAAAAGGCATACGAAAAAGCCATAGATAAAATAAATGAAGAAACTCAAAAGAAACTTGATAAATTAAAGGCTAAAATCGCTGAAATTGCGGCGGCTATGGCGGCATTAGCGGCTATGTCTGCATCTATGGCGGCTATGGCTAATGTCCCTGTCTATACGCCTATTGTCGCAAGTGGTGGTGGTGGAAGCGGGGGCAGTAAAACTTCAATTACAGGACCTACAACTAATGTAAGCATTACTGGCGTAAATCTAACGAGTCCGCATGATACCGCTACGGCAGTTGTAAATAGTATAAAGTTTGGAAATGTAGTCGTGCCAACAGCCCCGACCAAATTAGCCTCAGGGGAAAGCGGTGCTATTGGCGCGGCTAATATAAGTTCACGCACCGTAACAACTACTCCAAAAATTGATATGCATACAGCCGCTATGAGGGCAAGATGACATTAACAGCCTTATATTCGTTTTC